CGCCACTCCAGCTTTTGCATCTCACCGCAGTGCGGGCACGGCACGTAGTAGTACCGTTTGTCGCTGGAGTCAAAGGCCCGCTCAATGCGGGAGAGGTTCTTGATATGCGGCGTCGAGGTGAGGACGATCTTGCGATTCCAGAATTTTGTAGATCGCTTTTTCGCAAGGTCAACCGGGTCGCCTTCCGTGCCGGCGGACTCCTCGTATCCGTCCACCTCGTCCATGAGGATGACGCGCGCAGGAAGGCCGCGCAGACCCAGCGGAGAGTTCGCGCCGACGATGACAAGAACGCCGCCGGGGAATTCCTTGTTGAGCAGCGTGTTGCCGGAATCCCGCGAGCGCGGCGAGGGAAACAGGTCGCGGAGCACGGGCGTATCGCGGATCATCTTGGCGATACGGTTCTTGGAAAACTTCTCCGCCTCGGCTAGGGTGGGCTGTACGCACAGGATCGGCGACGGCTCCCAATGGCTGTAGTAGCCGATGGGGTTGAGGTTGGCGCACTGCGTTTTGCCGGACTGCGCGGCCAGCATGAGGACAACCGTCTCGGTGTCCTGATCGGTGATGGCATCCATGATGCCGCGCTGATACTCCAGCGTGGAGGTGTGGAACTTTCCGGGAGCGGCGGAGTTTTCCTTGGGAATGTGGGCGTACTCATCTGCCCATTGGGAAAGGGTGAGCGGCGCGGGCGGCAAAAACATCTTGTGCGCCTTATTGAAAGCGCGGCCCGTCGCGGCCATGCCCTCGGGTGAGGTTTGGTAGGGCTGGCGGGGCCGGATCATTCCTCTTCCGATTCCGGCTCCTGGGCGCGGGCCTGGCGGATGGCATCGATGTTGGCTAGGTTGCTGAGCAGCGAACGGCAACTCCGGTCGATCAGGTTGAAAATCTTCTGACGATCATCCATGCCGATGAGCTGGGGAGCGAGGCCGGCGGGCAGGGCGAGAACCTGGGTTTGAATGGAGCGGTTCGAGTTGGCAAGAACGCGCTCCAGATCGGTAATGGCCACAATCTGCCCCTGTTCGCGGGCAAGTTGAAGCTCTTTCAGGTCCGCTTCGGCCATGGTTTTCCGCAAAATCGCCTCTTCCAGCGTCTCGGCAGGCACTTCGGAACCATCTGAGCCGGGAATCGGGCGGCGATTTCCGCCATTTCCGAGGTTTTTGTCCGCCTGATAGGCCACGTACCACTTGAGCGTGGTGGGCCAGTCAAGCATCAGGCCGCGCGGATCGGACTTGGACTGTAAGCCCTTGTCTTTGATCCAATTGCGGACTTGACGGTCGGTGACTCCAAGCAACTCAGCCACGTCCGAAACGGGCAAGGCGGAGTAGTTGCGCGGGTTTTCAGGCTTAGGCATAGGCGCGGAAACGGAAATGGGGTTAAAAATCCCTGGCGCTAGGGCACACGTGGGGTGGCGCGTCACCCTTATCGGGCCACACGGGGGAAGGACCCGCGAGGCGTTCGCCTGCTGAGGCCCATCTGTTGATGTGCTCACATCGTGTTGAGTATCAAAGACTTGCCGTCGATAGTCCTCCAAAGAGTAAGCGTCTGGCCCGTCAGGGAACATGGATATTCAGGTAAAGCCAACACAGCGCACCGGGCCGCAACCCGTCCCATCCCGCAGACGCCCTCTATCTCTGTCTTACCTGTGCCCTCCGAAACCGCGCTAATTCTTCAACTTGTCCAGCCAATCGGCCCAGGCTTGCAGCATCTCGGCGCGTTGCCTGGCATATTGGGCGCGGTTGTACACACCACGAACGCCCTTGAGCTTGTGATTGAGCGACTTCTCAATCACATCGGTGTTGTACTCTTGCTCACTCAGGTTGGTTGCTGCTGTGCGTCTCAAGTCATGCACTGTAAAGTGTTCTATCTTCACAGGGATACGGCTCAACGCACGGTTGAGTGTGCTGGCTCCAATCGGTGTGTGATCCGCCTGGCGCATGGGAAACACAACGCTTGCGCGCGGATGCCGTTCGCGCTGTGCTCTCAGCAACTCAACAGCTTGCCGGCTCAACGGGATCACAAGCGGCGTGTCTGTCTTCGAGTGCGCTTCCGGCAAAGCCCATTCCGCCTTGTCTAAATCGAACTCATCCCAGCGCGCGCGCCGTGCCTCGCCTTTGCGTGTCAACGTCAACAGAATGAACCACAAAGCCGCTTTCAGATCGGGACGAATCCGAGCCACATCCAAGGCTTTGACAAACACCGCAAGCTCTGGCGGTTTCAGTGATCGATTGCGCTCACTCATCTCCGCCACAAACTTGGCGGGGATCGCAGCCAACGGATTCTTGTCAGCTACACCGCGCACAAGCGCGTAATCCCACAATCTTTTCAGCAAGTTACGAATAGCCAGTGCGCTTTGCGGCTTGCCGTCCTCCACGCGCTTGAAGATCAGCTCCCGCACATCGTCCGTGTGGATCGATCCGATTGCCCGGTTGCCGATCACCGGATACACGTCTCGCTCCAAATACCGGCGCATCGGCGCAACATCTCGCCGGCGGCGCTGTACATGGCCGGTCAAATACTTCTCACCGAACGCTTTAACGGTTTCGCCGCGCTCTTCCGCAAGTTTCTCTTTGCGGCGCTGTTCGGCTGGAGACGTTCCGGCAGAGATGGCCGACAAAAGCACGTCGCGCCTCTGTCGTGCGTCCGCAAGGCTGAGGTGGGGGAATCGTCCCAGGTTTATCTCTCCGGGCCGTCCACGAAGCCTGTAGCGCCAGCGCCAACTTTTCAAGCCGCTGGGCAGCACTTCCAAAGCCAGCCCATGCCCGTCTGAGACTTTGAAACGTTGGGCGCGTGGCTTTAAGGCTTTGATTTTACTTACCGTTAGCGACATATTGACCCATGGCAACGCCAAGCTGCTCATTCGGCATCTCGAAATTCAAAGCGTGCGCTAATCTGCGCGCCACATGCTCAGGAGCTTGGCGAAAATCACCATCGTCAAGAAAGAAACAGTGGAACTTCCCGTCCTTATTGACTTGAAGAGCTAAACAGTCCTCCCATCCGTGCTGATCACTGCCATAACGCGCAAAAGTTATCGCGTGATGGCAGTTTTCAGGCGGAGGTATTAATTCCTCAAGTTTTCTCAGCAAATCAAGCAAGAAATCGCGCATCAATTCACCCCTTGTAATCAAACGTGTAACCAAAACCCGAAACTGCGCAAGAAACCGTTTGTTTTCTAAGGCTGTCCATTTCTAGGTAGAGAAAATTCCCGATTAACCGCAATGGCCTGTCTCCGGGAACGTTCCTGGGCGTAAATTGAGGATCACCGTGGCCATTCCAATGCCATAGGTTTCAAGCACGGCGTCGGCAACACAGATTCCGCGTGTTCCGCCGATCACTGGCCGTTGAAGGTCATGGATCGTGGCAATATACTTTCCTACACCCGAACGAATGCCAGGCCGCCACTCGTCCGGAGTGATGCGCCAATCGATAGGCGCACCGTTGAGAAAGTGAATGCAGTCAGCCTCGATGCGCGGGCCAAACCGCTCACCCAACTTGAGGGCAAGCGGCTGGCCGAATTCACACGGAAAAGTAAGGGTCATGCCATCACCGCTCCAACCAAAGCGGCTGCCATCGGCGGAGGCACAGCGTTTCCGATCTGTTTGACCACCGCCTCACGGTTTCCGGTGAACTGATAGCTATCCGGGAATCCTTGAGCGCGTGCAAGTTCGCGGGGTTGAAGCATCCGGAAGCGAATGTCAAGCATGTACCGATCTTGGCGCGCCTCCACTACCGCAAAGCGATCCTTGGTCGTCACCGTTGGCACCGGATCATCCGCGCCGCTCATGTTTTCCGTTCCGTAGTAGGAGATTAGGAAAGGTTCGCACACGCCCTCGCCCATGCTTCCGGTGACCGTGCCCAGCGGATCATCAACAGAACGTCCGCGCCGGGTTGTATCGCCTTCCCCGTGGTTCACCGTGATGAGGTACGGCGTCACGAGGGCGCGATTCTCTTTTGTGACCAATGTTCCCACCGGGGCATTGATCGAATGAGCTACGTTGTCTCCGCTTCCGGAGTGATCGATAGGCATCAGAAACGATTCAACCAGGACGCCCGCGCCGTGTGAGGTGACGGTCGGAACTGGAGTCTCGATGCTATGAGTGCGCGGTTGCTGTCCCTCACGTTCTCCAAAGTTGGGCACGATGAACGGCTCAGCGATGCCGTAGTTTGCGCCCTTGGTTGTGAGCGTTGCCAGCGGCTCATCTATATCGCGCGCACCTTGTCCGTTGCGGAACAATACCGGGAACGGCTCGACCAGGGCATAGTGGTTTCCGTTGGCTGTTACAGTCGGCAACGGTGAATCCACATCAGCGGCCAACCCTGTACCACGCATCACCACGATGAACGGTCGCAAGTTCTCAGCCACACATTTCCGCAAGTCCACATCGATACCGCAGAACTTCCGCAAGCCAGCTTCGATGCGATGAAGTGTCTTATCTGCCAATGGCTTTTTGCGGCCAAAGATCGAACGCGACGGCAACTTCCAATTGATGATTTCCCGCGCCGTCTTCCAATGCGGACGGTCGTCTGGCCATAGGGGAATGGATGAGTTCTTTGCGGCCGGGCGGACGTGCGTAGGAGATGGCCAGACTATCTTTTTGTTGCCTCGACGCGCAATCAAAAAGAACCGCTTGCGTGTGGTTGGTGCGCCGTAGTCTGCGCAATTCAACACGCGATATTCCGCGCGATAACCCAGCGCCTTGAGACTGGCAACAAACTGTTGGAAGAGTTCGCCGCGCTTCGATTTCATCGGGCGGCCATTCGCTCCCAACGGACCCCAGCTCTGAAACTCAGGCACGTTCTCAATGATGAGGTTGTCAATGTAGAGCACCTGTGCCCAGCGCAAGATATGCCATGCTGAGGCGCGGCTCTGATCGTTACAGGGCTTTCCGCCGCGCGCCACGGAATGATGAGTGCATTCCGGTGATGCACAGAGAATATCGAGCCTTCCACCTGGCACGAGCTTAAGTGGGTCCACCACATCAACGCCCGTGCAAAGATTCTGCGCCTCGGGATAGTTGAGGCTGTGCGTGTCGATAGCAACTTGCCAATGGTTGATGGCAAGCAAGTGCAGGTCTGCATGGAGACTGTTCGCAGCCATAAGTATCCCCTGCGATGTTCCACCCGCTCCGCAAAATAAATCAGCCGCTAAGATCGTTCTGGACTTACCCATTTCTTTCCCCTTTTACGCGAACAACGCCAGTTGATCCAGCGCCGGTACAACCCGTGGCGCATCGAACAGAGGCTCCACGTCGTCTTGAGGCTCACGCGCGCTCAGCTCATCCAAGCGTGCCCAGGCTTCGTCATTGTCACTGTCAACGGCCTTGTCAATCACTTCGAGCAAGGCCGCTCTCTCCACATCCGGATCGAGCCCTAAAATCTGGCAGCACTCCGGAAAGCTCAGAAACTCATGCGATGCGCCCAGCGCGTACGCCCATGTTGGCGCGGCTTCCGACCGTGCAATCCAATCGCGCGCAAGCAACGCCTCATCCGTGGGCTTGCCGGGATACTTCAACGCCGAGGCCGGCAACGGTTCATCGTCGTAAACAACCATGGGCACGGCCATCCCGCTCAACAGCGGCGGCGGAGCAGCGCACGGCGCGGTTGCTATCCTCTGCCCAGGCGTACTGGCCGGGTAGATTGTCCGCGCGTCAATATACGCGACCTCGATCATCCGGAAGAAAAACCACAGCGCCGGCGTGTACACGAACCCGCGCGTTGCCGCTTGCCATCTGCTCACGTCTAAACTGGATTGCTCTGCCATCACACCCTCGGTTTCGTGCCCTTGAAGCTGGGCCAACGCTCTAAAATTTCCGCTTCACTCTGGCCTGTGATTTCCATCCATCCGGGAACCATGCGCCAAAACTCTTGAATCTCCGCTTGCCGTTGCCCGGCCCGCTTGTTCTCTTCCCGCCGCCGTTCGCGTTTCCGTTCCAACGGCTCAACTAAATCGCCCAGGGCGGGGAAAGCTGTCTCACCCTCAGCGCGCTTGCGCATGGCCAGCGTGCGCACCACATCCCGCACGTCGCCCGGCTCAAAGTCACACAGATGGGCGGAGTACAGCTTCAACGTCTCCGCGCTCACGGATGCTTGCCGGGCTTCCGCCAGTCCGGTCAAAATCACTTTGCATTGATCCCTCAAGGCTGGCTTTGAGAGCTTCGAGATTGCCGTTGGTTCTTGCCTGGCCACGATTGCCGAAACTGCCGCCTCCACGTCCATTGCTGCCTCCGTTTGCTGTCGTGAGCGGGAAGACTCCGCGCCAATCGTTGGTGATGCTTTGGTTGAGCACGTCTTCCGCGTGTTGTCCCGTCGCCTCGATCCGGACCAGATCAGCCACGATGTTGTTGCGGGCGTGGTCTGTCATCGGCTTTTTGATCTTCCGGCGCATCTCCTCGAAAGCGGCCCACACTTCCTTGGAAATCCAATCGGGCAACACAAATAGCGGAGCCTTTGGCGGAGCGGCCTTTGTTTTTGCTTTTGTCTCCGGCTCTGGTACTGGCTCCGGAACAGGAACAGGTACTGGTAGTCCGTACGCCGTGCTCTGTTTAGTCTCGGTGTCCGTACTCTGTACGCTCAGTGTGTGAACAGTGAGCGTACAGAATGACGACTTGCAACGCTGCAAACTGAGCTTGGTCGCCTTGTCCGCGTGCTGTGCCCAGTCATGTACAAGCAGCCGGTGAACCGGATCGGCGTCGAGCCATCCCGCTCCGATCAGGCCGGCAATCAGCGCGCCCGGCTCACCATCCCACTCAACCCAAGCCTCGATGGCCTGATCGGTGTACTTGCCAATGTTCCCTTGCGGCGTGAACCGGCCGGTGAAATGCCAGATAGCCTCAAGGCATCCAAGCGCCACGTACTTGGGGCGTCCTAGCCTGGCTTTCAGGTCTGCGAATTTAGGGTGATCCGGTACGGCCCTGAGTGCCATTAGGCTGCCTTTCTTTTCTGCCACGCAATGAGGCGCGTACGATGCTCCGCGAGCCTCATCATGCGATCCACGCGCGTCTCGCTCTCCGGCTTTTCGCGCATCAAAACCTTGTGCATTTTCTCTATCCGCATCGCGTTCGCGGCGGTCACGTACTTGTGTCCGTAGAACTGGAGACGCTTGTCTGTATAGCCCATGTGCGTGGCCAACTGCGCCATCGTGTAGCCGTGTCCGATCAGCTCATCAATCAGCCAGGTGGAGGGCTTGCCACTTACAAGCGCGCCGCCGGAACGTGCATCCTCGGTAACGCGCATGATCTTCTCTTCCGTGCTCTGCCGGATGCGCTGGCGCTTGCCGTTGCGTATCTCCATGAGCACAACATCCGAGATGCCCGTGCAGTCCATCACCGCGCGCTTGCCCACGCCGCTCTCGCGTAACTCAATCAAGTGTTCCCGTGCCATATCCGCGCTCACTGTCCAATCGCATTCGTTGCGTTTCACGCGGGCGCGGCGGTCGCGCTGTACGGCCGCGTATGCTCTCCGGCATCCATCGCACCGGCAACCCGCCCGGTAACGCGCCGCCGTTGCGTGGTTCGGGGTCCCCACGGACAGGTCCACGTCCGTGGGGTGATGAGCCGCCGGTACAGTCACCGCACGGCCCTTGTAGTTACCTTTCGCCCAGGGCATCTGTCACACCCTCATGGGCATCACAACGTAACCCAGCGTTTCGCCCTCGTGTGGGGTGGCCTTGATGAGCAGCGGCGATTGATTGGTGTCCGGCAGAGAGATGGTGATTTCGCCGTCAAGCCGCTTGACCAGGTCGGTCAGATACGCGCCGTTGACGCCGATGTACAGCTTCTGTTGCGGGTGACCTTTGCAGTCAACCGTTTCCGTGGCTTCGCCGCTCTGTGAGCTTGACGCCTCGATGGTGATCTGTTCATCGAACGTGAGCCGAACGCATCCCGAGCGTTCATCGCTGAGCAACCCGCACCGCTCAAGGCTGGCAAGCATCTCTTTGGCGTTGACGGTGATTTCCGTGCGCTTGCCGGAGGGCATCACCGCTTCCCAGTTGGGGAATTGTCCGCTGAGTTTGGTTGACGCCACATAGACGCGCATGTCCGCATCAATGCTGGAGAGAATCATCCGGTCGCTAAAGCACAGATCGACGCCGCCGTCTTCATCGTTGAGGAGCGGCAAGAGAGCCTTGATAAACCGGCTGGGCAGTAGCAGGGTGATTTTCTCTGTGCATGGCAGCGTGTACGCCATCAGGCGGTGCCCATCCGTAGCCACAAGCCGCAACTGCTCACCGTTGCCCTGGAGTAGCACGCCGTTGAGCGTGTAGCGTGATTCCTCCTGGCTCACAGCGATCATGACAAAGCGCAGAGCGCGCGCAAAGTCACCCTGGGTGAGCGTGATGCCCTCGGCCTTCATTCCGTACACTTCATTGCTGGGCCAACTGGCCGCCGGCATCACGGGAAGCACGGCGCGGGAACGGCCGCATTGCATCGTGGCGCGCCGATCAGTGGCGCTGATCTTCACATCGTCACCGGCCAGGAGCTTTGTCCATGCGGTGAACTTTTCCGCCGGAATCACAACCGGCTTTTCGGGTCCGCCCAACTCTTTCACAACCGCGCGGACATACACGTCAAGGTTGGTTGCTTCGAGGGCCAGGCCGTCCTGTATTTGCTCCATGCGGACGCATTGCAGAATCGGTATGGTGGCCGTGCGTTCAATGGCCATGCCTACAATCTTGAGCGCGTGTTTCAAGTTGCTCAGAGAGATGGCCGCTTTCATCGGCGCGGCTTCCGGTGTCTCCGGTTTCTTCGCCGCTAACTCGGGACTTACTGCTGTTGTCATGGTTCCCTTTCATGGGTTGAGGGTGTGAGGGTAGCTCTGTTTACTTGAAGAATCCGCCCCAATAGAGCAGAGCGAATGAGATTCCGGCTGAGAGCAGCTCGACAAAGATGTTGTATTTTCCGGTCTTAGGTTTCCCGTGCATCGTTGCAACGATTACCAGCGAGAGAACCACGAGGGCGACGAAAATCAATTGAGGGATGTGAACCGTGAACGTCATAGCGTCTCCTTTGGTTGAGGGTTGAGGGTTGACGGTTAGTTGAGTTACTCGGGCAGGATGAGAATTTCCGCCTCAATGAGCTTTGCGGTGAGCCGGTCCAATGCGGCCGGGAGTTTGTACGAAATCGTGCGAACGCTCATCCCCAATAGGCACGCGGCCTCGGGTTGCGTGTACTCCTGAATCACGATCCGGTTGAGTATGTCCCGGTCCAGAGAGGGCAAGCTCTTGATGCACTTTTCCATATCGAAGACAAACAGGATGGCATCCTCGAATGTGCGGATCGGCCGGCTTGAAACCCATCCGCGACCGATAGGGCTGGACAGCGTGCAAGCGATCCGGCAAGGCTGCATGGAGGCGTAGAGATAGCGGCGCAACATGCCGTGGGTGTGGGCGCGAAGATAGAAGACATCCGCCGGGGCCGCTGGCACGCGCACGCCGTTGTGGCGCTCCCCGCTCAACGCTTCGCAATCAGGCGTACATGCTTTGTTGCCGCTCACGCTTCCACCTCCATGCGGATCATTTTGACTTTGCGGGATGGCCGGCCACGGAGCTTGCGGCTCTCCGGCGTCGGGAAGTTTTTCAGCAACTCAGTGCAGTGCGCGCAGTAGCAGTTCTGCTGGGTTTCAGGTCGGCAAAACAATGAGCCGCAAGCCTCGCAAGTCTTCAAATCGACGCGGAGGTACATGGTTAGCTGGCCTTTCTTGATGAGGGTGTTTCAGCGGCGCGCTCTGCCATGCGCGCCATAGAGAGAGCGTTAAAGCGGCGAAGGAACTCCACCTCAGCGCGTTGCGGGTCCATCGGGAAGATAGCTTCCGGTAACGGCTCCTCATCCATATCCTTTGTGAAATTGGGGATGAGGTCGCGTCCCTCTGTCTGTACTACGACTCGATCCGCTGTGCGCACCACGGACGGTCTATGCGGCATCAGGTCAAAGCGTTCGACAATGGCTGCTGTCAGTTGCTCTTCAAAGATGTTGTAGAGCTTGCCGAACTCAGTGAAGTGTTTCAGGGGCCGCGCAAAGTCAGAGAGGTACGCTTCGGATGCGTCGTGCAACAAACCCCACAACGCAATCTCACGGGCTGCTGTCACGCGGGCTGAGAGTGCGCCATGCTCCGCCATGGTCAACTGCTCTGCCAACTTGCTCACGCGCAGGCTGTGTTCCGCCACGCTGTAATGGCAATAGGTGTGCCCAGTCCAGCGGCATACAAGGCTCAGTGCGTGGGCAATGTCCTGTATGTCGATTTCCTCTGCCCTGGGATCGAGCGGCCAAAACTTACGGCCGGTGAATGTGACAATAAAGTTCCTGTCCGTGCGCATCACGCGCGGTGCTTCGGAGACCATCAGCATGAGACGGCCTCCATCTTGACGGCGCGGTACTGATAGAGGCCACTGCCTGGGCGCGTGCGTTCGCGCTCAACCTTCCATCCGCGCCGGCGCATATCCCGCAACCGGGCGCTTATCGAAGCCTCGCCGTGTTTGTTGCCGGGGTGACGGCGGCGCAGTTCGGCGCAGATGTTGGCGAGGGTCCGCCAATATCCGTCAGCCATAACGGCTTCAACTTGATTTTGTTGGGAGCTGAGGCGTTCGCTGTCCTGTGCCGGTGAGGATGTCTCGGCGAACAGTTGCGGCGTCTCGGAGGGATTGAACAGGTTTCCGTTCAGCGGATTGCCGCCCAGGGCGGTGCGGTTGTGTGCCAGTTTCATCCCCGCACCGCCTTGAGAGACAGGGCAGCGGAGTTCGCGGCCACTTGGTGCGCGGACTGGGGGCGGATAGGCTTCCGCCATTTGCCGATGAAAATACCGGCGTCGGCGTGCTCAAAATCGGTGTGGAAGAGGTACGGGCGGGTCGATCCGCAATCCAGGCAGGTTTGCTGATCGTTGAAAGGCAGGGTTGTGTGATGGTGACGGCATCCGATGATTGGCCAGAGGAGCCAGGTCAGAACCGCCGCAAGCACGGCCAAAAGCCCTTTTTTGGGGGTTTCGGCCGGTGCTCTAAAAGAATTTCCAAGGGTAGGCACTTGACAATCTCCTTGAAAATTCAGAAGATTGCCAAACACATGGTGGGCGAGGCGGGGCTTGAACCCACAACCCCCGGCTTAGAAGGCCGGTGCTCTATCCAATTGAGCTACTCGCCCGCATTTGTACAAATAATTTAAAGAG